TTACGTATGAGCTCATAATTTGTGAGCTCATGTAATTTGACATATCCTGGAGAGTATAGACGAGATTTTTAACGGTAGTTTGAGTAGGCATTGTAAAGTTCGATTGACCGAAAATGGACGTCGTCGACGCAATCGTGTTCGCTTCCATCCTGACACTGAGCAGAGTTGAAAAGGTGGACACGGACCCGTTGATATTTGCGTAAAATGCAGAGGCGCTTGTTGAAAAGCTTGATATGGATGTGCGAATACTAGAGTTAATAAAGACGGTGGACCGGTAAAAAGTAGATACATCGATACCAGTTGTTGTGGAGAGGGTCAATAGACCAGTTGAAAACCTGGCAAATGTCACAAGTGAACTCTCTGTACTACTTCGGAATGACCCATTAATAGTGCTTGTGTTTTCCCACAATCTACCATACCCAGTGCTCGTATAGGAACTAATGCCTATACCAATTATAAAACTGCAAGCATGTCGTATATCATTTGTACTTACAAGCATTGCATTGCTGCCGACAAATGTCATACTTGAAATACTCTCGTTAAGCAGGAGATTCGTGTCACCCACTTTGAAAAATGGGTAGCGAATTTCATATGTCAATGTATTTGTATGTGGGTCTGTTGTAAAGAGAGTATTTCCAAGAGAGGAGAAAAAGAAGCTTGAAAACGCGATTGCATTGAGGCCAGAACTTACACTTTTAAGACCAGGCACCTCCAAACTGGCAAGTACATTTCCGTTTATTTGCGATTTATTGTCGCCAATTGGAATAAACTCAATTCCAGTGCCGGCTTTATAAGATAGAGTATTGAAACTCGCGTCGGCTATAAACTGAGATTCGGGATAGAATGAGAAGATTCTGAATGCGCTCACATAGGCCATTGGTGATGATATTGTAGACCAGTATGATCCCCCCAACCCGTCGGATGTAAGTGATGTAAATGCTGGAGGAGAAGGTATTGTGTTAATCTTATATAAAGTTAACGTATCATACTCGTCGGTCAACCGTGAAGAGGCCGCCATTCTTTTAACGGCTCTTATTTTTATACTGAACCATTTTGCATCGTAACGAAGACAGAATTCGTGGATGCCATGTAAATATTCACGTTACTATTTGTCAGTCCACCGCTGAGATTGAAGCTGAGGGCCTCGACGAGGCGGTGCGTGAGCACATAGTCTTCGTCGTAGTTTCCATAAATATTTGCCCCATTGATAGACATTTTTAGAGGGGTCTGGAAGGAGTTTGATGTTCCTGACGTAAACCCCGATGCAACCATCCATGAGTTATTCGTTGTATTGAGCATGGGGGAGCCCTTGTAAGTCAAGAAAGTGCTGAACGGGAGTATTGTTGTAGTATTCGTCAGGTTCATATAACAGAAGAGGAAAGTTGGATACACATCAAGGGTGATTTTCGTCGCTGGCGTTATAAAGTTTGAATGGTTCGTAAACTGGAGGTTAGCCGTTGAGAAATAAAGGTCGCGCCCCGTTGTGGATGCGGTTATGGGGCCGTTTGTTCCCTTAAATGTGAGCGATGAGTTATGGAATGTGCTGAAGAAGGACATGCTCTGAAGAGACGAGACCGTCACGTTTGCATTGTAGACGATGAGGTTTCCGGCCCTGTCCACATTGATATTTCTGAGTAATGCCTGTGTTGCGCTGAGAAATGTCTGCGAACTTACATATCCGAGAGAGCCGAGGCCGATGAGCGAGCTCTGCGAAGTGAAAAAAATTCTGTCGCGCGAGCCTTGGAATGTGCTTGTGAGAGCGGCTGTGCTTATATAGTTAAATTTACCCAGACCTGATACGGTGCTCTGGAGCTGTGCATTACTTACATATCCAATCGATGTGAGTCCCTGAAGACTACTGGTGAGCTGGCTTGTGCTCACATATCCGAAGGTGGCGAGACCCACATTTGTGCTGGTAATCATTGTAGAGATATCATAATGTGTAGTGAAGAGGTCGACAACAGTTTGTGCTAGGCCTGCACTGCTGACATAGCCATATGTTCCAAGTCCATCCAATGTGCTAATAGAGCTCGGTATAGTAACATATCCATATTTGTCAAGACCCGCTGTTGTGCTGAATAGCTGGGGGCCCGTGATGGAGCCCGGTATACCGCCATACCCTATGCTCGTTGAGAGGGTGCTGAATCCGGTTCCTTCAATGGTGGACATGAAGGTAATTGAGTTGGAGAAACTGTTAATAGTGGAAGGTAGATAGCCAATTCCACTGTTTATATCTGACGAGTAACCTGACATATTTGTGAAAATATCCTCCCATATGATTCCTCCGCTGCCATCTGTTGTAAGAAGGTAGCGTGCAGTGATGGGAAGGTTTGTATTTGAATCAATGGCGTAGAAACTCTGAAGAATAACTACATCCGATCTACCATTTTGTGTAAAGGGGTCCATCCTACCGGTGAGACTTAAAATTAATGAAGCTTTTTGAGCTTAGTTACTTGAAACCCGGGGGTCTAAACTTCTAAATTGATAGTTCATGGTAGTATGACAGGTGGTGGTGGTCTTCTACAACTTGTAGCACAGGGAAAACAGGATGTATTCATCACGGGTAATCCCCAAATCACCTGGTTTAAGATGGTGTATAGACGGTATACTAACTTTTCAATTGAGTCGCAATCCATGTATTTTGACGGCGACCCTGATTTTGGCAAGAGGCTGAGCTGCCTTGTCCCCCGCCGCGGCGATTTGCTGGGGCCTATTATCTTAGAGGTAACTCTGCCGCAACTCTACCATACGGATGGGACACTTGCGTCCTACTGTAACAGTATTGGTCACGCCCTTATTGAGGAAATCAGTGTGGAGATTGGTGAACAGGAGATTGATAAACAGACGGGAGAGTGGATGGATATATGGTCATCTCTGACCACGACAATGAATCAGAAGAACGGTTTCTACGACATGGTGGGCAAGGTTGCCGCCTATACAACGCCTGACTTTGGCGCTGTGAAACTATATATCCCTCTCCGCTTCTGGTTCAATCGCAATCCTGGCGTGTATCTACCGCTCATTGCTCTTCAATACCATCCTATCCGTATTAATGTGAAGCTCCGCCCCCTTCAGCAGCTCTTCTACAGCAATGAGCTGGTTGCGAACTGCACGACGACGCAGGTGAAGGTTGCGAAGATTACGGATATGCGCTTGTGGGGTGATTACGTATACCTTGACGTGGAGGAGCGTCGACGCTTCGTAAGCAGCACGCATGAATATCTCATTGAGCAGATTCAGTATACGCCGAAGCTGTCTATACCCTCTGGAAATACGACGGCGATTGTTCCGCTAGAGTTCAATCACCCGTGCAAGGAGTTCATCTGGGTGCTCCAGCGCGATATCATGGCGCAGTATCACGAGTGGTTCAACTTCAGCAGCTTGGCCACACACGAAACAGGTGTTCGCCTGGATCTTCTATCTACGGCATCCATTCAGCTGGATGGCCAGGAGCGGTTTGATGCTCGCGATGCTGGATATTTCCGTCTTGTCCAGCCATTCCAGTATCACACGAACATTCCAAACGACGAGTTTATCTATCTCTATAGCTTCTCTCTTCGGCCCGAGGACCAGCAGCCGAGTGGCAGTCTGAACGCCTCTCGTATTGACAATATTACTATGAGCGTTGGGATTACACCTGACGCGAATCTGTCGCCAGTACGTGGAAACGGAACTATCCGTGTCTATGCTGTGAATCATAACGTGCTACGAATCGTGAATGGATTTGGCGGAGTGCTTTTTACCGTGTAAAAAGCATACTTACCGTTAGGATGGCAGCTGTCTTAGATTTAAAGATTCCGGTCTGGCTATATCGTGTTCTTGCTGTCTTTCCAGTGACTGGAATGGCAGGAGTGGACCACTATGCTGTAGGCTCAACACAGACGGCGTTTGCGAAGGGTCTTATAAATCTAATCACATTCGGTTCTTGGTATTTTTACGACATTCTACAGAGCTTGGATGCCGAGAAAATTGCAACGGAAGGCCTGAAGTTTCCATTCTATGAAGGAGGAAATATTGGCGCGGGACGACTTGCTACGAGTATGACAGGCTTAGGAAAAGGCGGCGAGTCCCTATTAAATGTCCTTTTCACGTCGGCGGCGGCTCTTTTATATGTAATTGCTATGTTATTTGAAAATAAACCGGCTCCAGTTGGCACAATTGCGAAAGCTGCGAAGACAATGTTTGGTAGCGCGGCTGTTGGTTTAGCTGGATATACTGCATATAGCGCATTCAAGGGGGGTGCTACGGCGATTCCAGGGATTCCAGGGATGCCAGCAATTCCAGGGATGCCAGCAATTCCAGGGATGCCAAAAGGTATACCATCTGTAACCCAGCTGGCAAAGATGGTAGGTGGTGGTGCTCCTGAAAGTAAATCGGCGGATCACACTGTCGGCGGCGATTTCATTGCCATCGGCCTCCTCTTTCTCTTTGCAATTTCTGGATTTACGCTGTCAGCGATAAGAAACAGAAGCGCCTAAAAACTACTAGAAATATACAATAGAAGATGGAATATCTTGATGAGCACAGTGACTTTGAGCGGCTTATTGGCCGTGCTCCCGAGGATGATGGTGTGGTCGCCGCGAATGCGCCTCTTGAACCCGTGAAGAAGCCGCTAGATGTATCTGGATATGGCTCCACGGTCGTTTACTTTACGGCCACATGGTGTGGTCCCTGTAAGCGCCTCGCCCCTAAGCTCGCCGAGATTGTTGCACAGAATCCGCAGATTAAGTGGCTGAAGTGCGACGTGGATCGCAACAACTATACGCCTGGATTCTGCAATGTAAAGGGAATTCCGTCCTTTATGGCGATTCGTGAGACGAAGATTCTTGGTCAGGCCCAGATTTCGGATGGAGAAAAGGTCGCCGAATGGGTGGGACAAATATTTCAGAAGTCATCATAGAATGGCGTGTGATATACTTATAATTGGAGCAGGTCTAGCAGGCCTCTATTGTGCTCGAGAGATTCTCAAACACAATCCCAATAAGACCGTAATGGTGTGTGAAAAATACAAGAAGGCGGGTGGACGGGCTGTCACATTTCAGAAAGATGGTCTTCAGTGGGAGATTGGTGCAGGACGTATCTCAGACTCGCATACGATGATGCACGCACTTATAAAGGAATATGGGTTACATACGGTGCCCATAGAAGGTGGTCTTCAATACAGGGAGACGGGTTCCGCAGACTACGAAGAGAATCACTTTGAACCCGCCATTGATGTGTTTCTAGGCCCGCTTCAGATGCTGCCGCACAAGATTTTAGCAGAAAACACGCTGAAAGAAGTTATGTATGACGTATATGGGCCTGGAGCCACACACAAATGGATGAATCGCTTTCCTTATCACGCGGAGGTCGTTGTCATGCGGGCAGATATGGCGCTTCGCGAGTTTTTCGGCGAAATGAAGACGCATGCGGGTTATTCCGTCTGCAAAGAGGGATTGAGCGCTCTCGTGGATTCATTGGCGGGCGATGTGAGGAAGAGGGGCGGTGTTCTTCGCACCGAATACGAACTTATTGATGCGCAGAAGGGGCATGCTGAATTCTACGTTGGATCATGGAAGAACGGGGCAACCAGACCCAAGACGAGCATCTCGGCCAAGAAGATTATTCTGGCGCTGCACGCGAGCGCCCTCGGGAAGCTACCGTCTTTCCGCCGATGGGCGCCACTAAAAGACGTTGTTATGTCACCTCTGATGCGCATTTATGCTGTATTTGAGAGTAAGAAGGTCTGGTTCAAGGGGCTTCCGCGCATCGTGACAACGTCGCCGATTCGCTATTTCTTGCCTATGAACGAAGAGAAGGGTGTGGCGATGGTGTCCTATACGGACAATATATACGCTCAGCATTATATGGACATTATGGACGCAAAGGGGGTGAAAGGACTTGAGAACGCGGTGATGACCGATCTACGTAAACTGTTTCCTGAGAGGGAAATACCTGATCCCACATTCTTCAAGGCGCATCCGTGGACGGACGGCGTCAGCTATTGGCTTCCTGGCGACTATAGACCCGAGCACGTGAGTGAGGAGGTTCTCAATCCGTTTCCTGGACTCTACGTCTGTGGTGAGAGCTTTTCGCTGCGTCAGGGGTGGATGGAGGGCGCGTTAGAACACGCGGAACTTCTTTTACAGACTCACTTTAGATAGGGATGGCTCAAATAACAAAATACGTAGTTCGCGACAACCATGACATGCCCTTTTTTGTTTTTGATACGAAGTCAGAGAAGAGCGCGGTAGTCTATAAGACGAAGTTAGTCGAAGAGACTGGCTACCAACGAGCTGCCAAGATTCTGACAACAAAGTATGAGCGCATTTTTGCAGGCGACAATCTCATGAAGGATCCCGATTATGAGAATATAGGGCGATTCAGGGGGAACTCGATACTTCTAAAAATTAGCGATACATCCTACGTATATGTGGGCGACTGTGTGTTCTCTTTTGAGCCAGTTGACGAGGATACAATTATGAAGTATTATTCGCCGGTTGGGAATAACGATGTACCCTATCCTTACGCTGTAGGCAAGAAATATGTATATTTCATGTGGGACAAGTCATATTACCCGGTTGAGCTATTTGACTTGAAGACGGATGCTACGAGACAAATGATTCGGTATACCGCCACACCAGCCAGAGAGAAGGGTAATGAATATATGGAGATGCGAAAGGAGTTTGCGAAGCACGGGAAGAAACTCAAGCTGAAGATGATAAAGGGACGTGGAAAGAAATGAGTGTTCCTTAATAGTAATGAACGCTCACGTCATCATCTCTGTTGCGCATATTGGCATCGTTGTTCCCCTTTTCTTGTATGTCGCCTTCTCCAGGGCCGCGACGCCCGACTGGCTCTACTGGGTTCTTTTTGCGACCGGTCTCATTGTCTTTATGGTTCACGCTGTGAAGGCTGCCTACCGCTGGAAGATCGGCTCCAGCTATCTCTGGGTGAATCTGATGCACGTCCTCCTCATTGCACCGCTTTTGGTGTATATCGGATACTATGGAAAGAAGACGCCGCGCCCCGCCTACGAGCTGTTGGCGATGGCTGGATTTGCGGCACTCGGTTACCACATGTATAATATCTTGATGCAGGTGCAGGTGTTTCAGGAGGATTAACGTCATCGCATGAAATCATTTCTATAATGAATAATATCAAAGAGATGGTGTAGTATTTTCCAGAGTTCGTAGTCTATTTCAAATCGGTTCGCAAAGTCGTTCTTAATCCGAAAAAACACATGGGGGGCCTGTATATTCAAATCATATGATTTTGGAATTACAGACAATCCTTCCATTCTCGCTGTAAATAATGCAGTATCATACTTATACGCATATGTTCTAGTTAAGATATCTATACATAAGTCATCGGCATATTTATAGATACACGGATCATTTTCATTCGCATCATATGCCAAACGTTTCGCAACGTCCTTTGAGAGAATAATAGAAGACCCTTGGCAATATGTATCTAACTCGGGATAATTTGTAGCAAATATTAATGGACCGGCTATACAATTCTCCCTTGGCAACTTTGAAAATATATAGTGTAGTTTTTTGAAATTAATGAAAGTCGTCGCGTTACAGCGCAAAATATAGGTTGGGTCACACATATCATAGATTTCTTTGAGCGCGCTCTTGAATTTTAAGAACATCCCAGGATTTGCCTCGTCGATGTCAAGGTTTCGCTCGTCCAGTTTTAGAGTATATCCGTCTGGGAGTTTTCCATTAAAAAGGAACAAGACAGGGACCTTATATTGCTCGCATTGTTTGCGCACAATCTTATTACACTCTATATACAGCGGTTGAAAGGACGTAAGAATTAGCAAAAAGAAGGTTTCCATGCTTATAAATACTGGGGTTTTTACACCGTCAGGAGCTGCCGCAGAAGAATTGCCTTTGCCGTATCCGCAACCGTAATACAGTGAGCGGCGTGATACTGGAATGCAGTATTTGACTGAAACGACTTCCTGCACCTCTTACAATCAAATGTGGTCTCCGTTTCATTCAGAATATTGGTGGCCTCTGTAATACAATGCTTCCTCATAAAGTGGATGAGACGGTTTCCATTTGCCAGCGTCTGAAATGTGCAGCCATCCACTGGACATTTCAGAAGAGGAACAATGCGCTCAACCTTGACGTTCGGATGCTTAGCAGCGACATGAAGCTCAAGACGCTGCTTAGAAAGACACTTATAGTCGCAGCCTTCGGCTGGACATTCGTGGGGTAGATCACCCTCACACTTCCGACGATGCATATTCATGGTGGAGGGAAGGCGCTTCTTCTCACCACAGTGGGGGCAGACATAGAGACCAGCCTCGTCGCGTTCATATGTGAAAGGCATTGTGATTAGCTAGGGGGCGGCCGCCACTTCAATTTTACGAGTGTCCATCGTAGGACCTTCGGTCACGATTTTACCATTGTCCATCGTCAGAATCTTATCAGGATTCACCATATTGAACTGAACCTTCTGCCGTCTATACGAAGACGTAAGCACATTCTTATCAGCGTTGAACCCCATGAAGACATCAAAGAGTTTTGTTGCGAGCAAGACGGTGCTGGTTGCAAGGACCGTCGGTTGTCTATCGTCAAGATATCCGTTCACAATTACATAGATACTGATGGCGGTGTTTATGATAACCGCTATGATTGTTACGGCGCCAACACGCTGATACTCATTATTGATAGTAAGAATCTTCTGTTGTCTCTGTTCGCCTAGTTTCACCAGTTCCTTGCCCACCGATTCGGAGTCGGTCGGTGCGTGATGATCGATACGAAGATAGTGATTGAATTTGTGCTCGCGCATCAGTTCTACTCTGTATAGATTGATAAAGCAGAGGAGTGTGATGAAATTAAACACGAATCCTATGCGATAGACTGTATCTCCTTTCTGATAGTTCTCAGTAGGCAAGCATCGTTTACCATTACATACGCCTGGCACGAAGACAACGAGAAGTGTGCCTGTGAATACGCGGTAGCATTCTAAGATGATTGTTGTGCCGGTTATGAGGGGCTGGTATCGGTCAATGGCCATCTAAAATAGTAAAACAAAAAGCATAGAGATGCCAATAACTATCGTGACAATGGTGATTGGCGCTGACTTCAAGAAGGGTCTGAGGGCAGCGCTAGAGTCAAAGCGGGCTTATGCTGCCAGGCATGGATATAGCTACGTGGAAGGCGGCGAAGAGTTCTGGGACCGCAACAAGCCGATTCCGTGGTCAAAGATTCCGTTCCTTCTAAATGTTTTTTCCAAGCTGCCCGAGGGTGCTCTGGTCTGGCTTTCCGATGCTGACGTTCTGATTACGAATCCTTCCCTCCGTGTCGAGGACCAGATGGGTGCCTTACTGCCTCCAGGAAAGGATATGCTCCTCTGTATTGACGCGTGTGCACATATTAACAGCGGAAACGTCCTCATGCGCAATACGGCGTGGATGCGGGACTACTGGCGGCGGGTTGGCGAGCAGACGGACTTGACCTACCATATCTGGTGGGAGAATGCCGCGATGATCAAGCTGCTCGAGACGGTTCCTGACGACCTGGCACACACGGAGATTACGACGCAGCATAAGCGGTTCAATGCCTATCTACGCGGTATTCCTGGAGAGCCGTTATGGGAGCACGGTGATTTTCTTGTTCACTTCGCTGGAGTCTACGATCCGAAGCAGATGGCGGCACTCATAGAGGAGATTGGGCGTGGTGGTGTTCCCAGGCTTTCTATGTGAATTTTCTCGCGTCTAAATATAGAATGACGAATAACGTTACTCGCCGCAACACCCGCCAGAATGGAGGCATGATGACGGTAGGCAGCCATGCGCAGGTCTTCCACGGCACAGCCAAGCACACGTCCGGCGGTCTGACGAAGAAGGACCTGATGAAGACGAAGAACGGTCGCGTCGTGAGCAAGAAGAAGCACGCGGCGGGCCTCAAGGCGATCAAGCGCTTACGCAAGCTGGGCTATGTCGCCAAGAAGGGCACGTTCAAGCTCTTTCGCAAGTAAAGAGCTTGTCTAATACCGCGCATGCGTCATCCAGTCTCCAATCTCGTGTAGCAAAGCGCTCATATCAGCGGTCGTCATTGCGGTAGTCGGCGCCGCCTCTTCCGAATCATACCAATATACAGACCCCGTCTTATCTGACTCTCCGATGGAGGACCAGACAAGACCGACCTGCGACGCCTTCAACTCGCGAAGCACGGAGTGGAGATTCAGCGCATGGAGCGCCTGGGCACCTAGGCGGGGCGTCAGCGTCTCTTCTATTTTTACTTGCTCTGCCGTCGTGTGCCAGAAAATGGCGGTCCACTGGAGTTTCGGGCTCATGGTGCCGGCTCCAATGAATGTGATCTCGTGAGAATTTGCCGCGGCCAAGACGGCGGCGGGCGGCTCCTCACCCACCCACACGACGCGCACTGGCTTCACTGCATTTTGTATATATGTGAGGGCAAGACGTAGGTCCTGTGTCTCCTTGACACGGAAGGTTGCGTCCCACTGTATCTTGGCTGACCACATCATGGGAATATCCTTCGCATTCTGGATGACGAGGACTTTGCGCCCTCTATTCACGAGTTCCTCTTCTAAGACAGTCAGACGACTCTGGACTTGCTGACCGAGCGTTTCGGCGGGGCCACAGATCCACAGCCGTTGTCCTTTGAGCGGCGCGGCGAATCCTTCTAATCTTACTGTATCGCTCATCTACGCTTTCGTGTGCGTTTGTTTGTGATTTATTTACGCACGAATTGTAGATGCAGGATCCTTATGTTTTAACAGGATCTGCCTTGGATAAGTTTGAAGATGCTTTTGATTTGATTGAAATTTTACTCGATGATAATGAGGATGACGACGCGCTTGTTTTTGATTTAGCATGGCTTCCTGACCCTGAGCACAGGCAGTTATTCAAGGATTTAGCGGAGGGGCGGCAGATTGGTAAAATGCGGAAAGGAAAGCTAGTTTTATCCAAGCCTTACACGGCGACTATCATCGAGCGATTCATCACATTTATGGGCTACGGTAGACCAGGCATGGGCACACAGTATCCTACCAAGGAGAGGGCGACACCTGCTCAGGCGGCGGCATCATATGCGAAGGCTCGGGCTGCCATGTTTGAGAACTTTAAGAGGAATTTTACAATGAATGCGCCTAGACAGGCTCTGGATCACGGTAAAGGAAAGCCTAGAGCGAGGACTATGAGAGCGGCCCCTAGAAACTATAATTTTAACAATAACAATAATAATAACAATAACAATGAAAAAGAGGACACCAGAATGAAAATACGTATCAATAACGGGCCCAATTATGGAAAGATGGCTGGTAAAAGGTCGGGCAAGCAGATAAGAAAGGGCTTACCCAAGAGCAATCGGTCAAGGAAGTTAAAGAGTTGGACCAGGAATAAGAATAACAACGAAGAATAGATATGAACGGACTCGTGAAGTATATGACTGTTGCGGCTCTCATAGCTGTGTTAGATGTTCCGTGGCTCCTAGTATCCAGCACATTCGTATCATCAATGGTGCGTAAGATTCAAGGTAAGGATCTTGAGTTGAAGGCGGGTCCGGCAGTCGTGGTGTATTTCGCTTTGGCCTACTTGGCGCTTCTGCCCAAGACCTCGCTGGAGGCCTTCTTACTCGGTCTCTGCGTCTACGCGGTCTACGACTTCACGAACCTGGCGACACTTGCAAACTACGACTGGCGGTTTGCAGTTGCCGACTCTCTGTGGGGAGGCGTGCTTTTTACGATTGTTCACTATGTGCTCGGTCAGATAAAGGGGTTATGAGCCCACTGTAAGAGAGCCTGACGCTGCTTCGGGCGGCAGGTGAGGTCGCCGGCGGCGCAATTGGCTTTGATAGCGCCCGCATGGCGAACAAATGCTTTCCAGCGCTTGATTTGTATAGCATCAAGCGCTGGGATACGACGACCCATCCAGTATCGGCAAAACCACTGATACCATCCACGTTCGTCTGGATTTAGCGAGGGGTCTGATAGATTTCCGTATTGCGCGGCAATATGACGTCTAACACCTGGAGGCGGAGGTGCCCACCCCTTCTTATGCCATTCTGAGAGGGGGAGACGGGACTTAATTTGAAACAGATTCACGGCGATATCGGCCCCTTCGGGACGGAGTTTTCCGAGGCCGGCTGCATGGATGAACCACTCGGCGGGGAACTCCAGATAACAGTCATTCAGATACTTACCATCGAAGGCGCCGAGTGCGAGAATCTCACCTGGAGAGGTGTAGGGCTTGAAGTCGGCGGCGAAGTTCGTGCCAGGTTCTTCTTCGAGTGTGTAGGTATAGTTACGAACCATCTTGTTGGACACGTGGATTGTGTCGCCCTTGTGGAAAGACGAGAGGGGGCGGCCCTTCGTTTTGAGTTCTTGAAGCATGGCATCTAGTGCCATTTATTAAGGGTGGCGGTAAAATTGGAAGCCGGTCTTTCTTGGGGTGAGGTAGACAAATGGAGCCCGAGACATTCAAGCTACAGGACCCGCATCCGATTACGGAGAAGGGCAAGGAGTTCCTCGCATCACTTGATGAGCGGGGTAAGGCGCTACAAGATATGATGAGCAAGAGTCTTGGCTCGTCGTATTTTGTGGAGAGGACGCATGCGTTTCGAAAGTGGTCTGCCACTGCTACTGCGGAAACGTCGAAGGCGCACGCTATTCCAAAACAGTAACCTCCAAGAGCATGCTGACCGGCCGATTATTCGTATTCAATATATTACCAAACTCATCTCGGAGCGAGACTTGGATGCTGCGGATACGGGGGACAATGAGACCTGGGGAGATAACATTTTCGTAGGTGTCTTTATTGAGAGATTTGGTGAAGTAGGAGACGGTGTCTGCGTCGGTGCAATAGAGGATCGCCGAAGGGCCAGGTCTCCCACCTCCCAGCACAACTGAGCGAAGATCCATCGTAGCATCGTAGTTAAAATAAACATAGATTCTCTGAATCGGATTCAGGTTCACCGCATACGGGGCTCTGAGTGTAAATGTTCCATCACAATACACGTCGGCGTCCTTGAATCCCAGCATCGTGGCGGGGTTATTTCTTTTTTGCAGAGCGGGATTATACAGATTCAGAAAGTTGGATCCGGTTCCAAAGAGGAAGCCGAAGATATTCGTGCCGCTTGACTTGGTCGTAAGAATCTGCGTGATAGGGTCCACATTCACATAATAAGTGTTAACACCGTCGGCGACGTCTAACAGCTTCTTGAAGGCCGGTGCGAAGAGGAGAGGTGTATAAAGTCCAGGGGGGAACGTGATGGTTTTTTGCTCGGTTCCTGTATCAAACACGAAAGAGTTGAAGGGGGCGTCAATAGTATAGATGGGGACAGGAACTGTTCCACCTACGATTACCATGGACGTGACATTCTTGAGAGGATAGGGGCTTACCCACTGGAAGTCGGCGGGGTTTGCATAGGCACTGAAATCGCGGTCGTTGCTATTGATTTCAATCCGAACAATGCGCTCTCTCTGGGTTTTTGTGGTCTGAGTCTGGAGAGCGGCGCCTGAGCCCGTTGTCTGGTAGGCGGTCGGGACGAGGGCTGTGGTTTGGCCTCCCACCATCGGCAGGGAGGCTTTGAGTTTTGGTATGGGTGTGGTCATCTATTAAGAGGACATTATACGGAAGTTTTGCTGCGTGCTGCGTCCAGTCCAGTTCGTGTTCGTAATGTTGAAATTCTTCTCGCGCTGGAGCTGGTTGCCTACGCTGAAAGCCGACGTCGTAAACGTCTGGCGGCCCGTCCAGTTGACGCCGTCTGGACTGCTCGCATAATAGGGGTATGCGTTCACACCGTTCCCCATGAGCCATTGACCTGTTGTCGAGTTCCAGGCAATTCCCTGGGCCGTTGACGTGAAGAGGGTTGCGCCACCAGCGGTCCAGTTGGTGCCATCGTAGCTGTAGGCATACGTGTTTGTTCCAGAACCGGTTGCGACGATAACACTGTTGTTTGTAGCGACCTTATTTCCCTGTGTTCCGAATGTGCTGAGACCTGTGCGACCCGTCCAGTTGATGCCGTCTGAACTTGTGGCGATGCTATTCGTGCCGTTGCCGACTGCGACCCAGAGAGAGAGTGAGTTCACCCACACAACGCCACGGGCTGCGGTGGTAATACTGGTTCCAGCCACGCCGTTATTCCAGGTTGTTCCGTTGGAGCTGTATGCGAACGTATTGGTGACGGTGCCGACCGCCACGAAAAGATTGCCCGCTGTGTTGACTGCCACGTCGAAGGCTGCCCCACCTGCGCCAAATGTTATCGTAGAACGAGAGGTCCAGGCCGTGCCGTTGACACTGGATGCGAGAACACCTGAGGATGCGCCGTTTTGGCCGGCTGCTACCCAAATACTGAGAGAGGATGACCATGCGATACCATACACTATGGTCCACGCCACGCCACCCGTTGTCTGCGAGGTCCAGTTCACGCCGTCAGGGCTCGTGTAAATCTGGACAGTTGTGCCACCACCCGCCACGAAGAGGGAGCCGTTCCATGCCACGCAATAGGCTGTTCCCATCTGGGTGGTGAGACGTGAAATCCAGGCACCTGCTCCGTCGGAGGCCGTGGCGAGATTGTTTGTGGTACCTCCAACGAGGGCCCAGAGGCCGAGCGACGGTGCCCATGCGAAGCCCTGCGTCGTCGTATTCGTAATCATCGCGTTTTGGCGGAGTGTCCAGGTGGTGGCGTCAGGGGTTGTGTAGATGAGGGTTGCGGCGGCCGTGCCGACTACCACCCACTGGGTATTGACGTGATTCCATGTTACCTTTACAAGCGTTGTGACCGGCTGCGTGTTGAGCATTGTCCATGTGAAACCATCAGTACTGGTTGCGCAATATGTCGAGGCTCCTATGACGAGGAACTGGCGCCCGTTCCAGGAAATGGAGCGGCAGTTGCCAGCTGTAAGGGTTGCGCGAGAGGTCCAGGTGATGCCGTCTGAACTCGTCCAGATGTTTGTTGCGACATCGGAGACTACGACCCAGACATTGCCGTTCCATGCTATGCCGCCGTATCCGGCTGATGATGCAGTGATGGGGAGTCCAATGAATGTCCAGGCCGTTCCGTTTGTGCTCACTGCGAGCGAGTTTACTGAGCCGTTACCTAAGACGAGGAGCTGGCTTCCATTCCAGCCGATATGATACCCACCTACGCTAAATGATCCTGCATTCACCAATACACGGGCGGTCCAGTTGATACCGTCAGGGCTTGTGGCGATACAATTTGTGCCGGTGCCAGCCGCTATCCAGAGTTTCAGAGAATCCGCCCAGAGGATATCAAAGCCGCTTGTGCTGAAAATGGTTGTTGTTGTGCGACCCGTCCACGTGATTCCGTCGGGACTCGTGGCGATTGAATTCGTGCCTGAGCCGACGGCGACCCAGATATTTCCGTTCCATGCGACTTCGCGAGCGCTTGTTGTCATGGCGGTAGTGGCTGTTTGTGTCCATGTATTGCCGTTGTCCGTGCTGTAGATGAGGACGTTGGTACCTTGACCACATGCGACCATGATAGGGGCCTTGTAACCTAGAGAGGTTAGCGCAGTCGTGGCGTTATTTGGCACCGTGCCCTTCCACGTGATACCGTCGGCGCTCGTCGCAAGCACGTTTGTGCCCGTCCCCGTGGCGACGAAATATGTACCATTCCAGATGACGCTGTATCCTGATGTGCTGAAGATCGTTAGTAATGTGGTGCCAATCCAGGTTGTGCCGTTATCACTGTAAGCAATACTGTTCGTACCTGAGCCGACCGCAACCCATCTGGATAACGTGGGACTGTATGCGACTGAATTGCCGATGCTAGTAATACCTGTCGAACCACGAGCTGTCCAGTTGATTCCGTCAACACTGCTTGCGAAGACGTTGGTTGTCTGGCCGACTGCCACAATCAAGTTTCTAAATGCGGCGATGCCGTAACCCGAACTTCCAAAAATAGCGGTTCCTGTGCGACCCGTCCACGTGGTTCCGTCAGGGCTCGTGGCAATGGAATTCGTGCCTGAGCCGACGGCGATCCAGCGGGACGTATAAGGATGCCAGATCACACCTCTTCCTGATGTAGTAATACCCGTTGAGCCGCGGCCGACCCATGTTTGACCGTCTGTGCTCGATGCGAAGACATGGCCGCCCGGAGTACCAACTGCAACCCAGAGGGAACCGCTCCACGCAACGCCAAAGACTGTACCAATCACACCAGTTGAACGACCTGTCCAGTTAATTCCATCAGGGCTTGAGGCAATTGTAAAAGAGCCTGTTAATCCCGCCGTGCCACCCGCAACCCAGAGAATTCCGTTCCAAGCTATTGCGTATACGTTTCTGAGAACTGCGCCCATACCTGTGAATCCGAGCCAGTTTACACCGTCCCTGCTCGTCGCCAGCGTGTTTGTTCCTGAGCCGGCCGCAATGAACTGGGCGAGGGCGGCGCTCCAGTTCACTCCGAATCCAGTCGTTGCGAAGATGGTTGTTGTCGTTATACCGGACCAGGTTGCGCCGTCTGGGCTTGTTGCGATGGAGTTCGTGCCTGATCCCACGGCGACCCACAAGGAGAGCGAAGAAGCCCATGCAACCGCACGACCTGCCGTGGTGATACCTGAAGATCCGCGCGCCGTCCATGTGATGCCGTCTGTGCTGGAGGCGAAGACATTAGTGCCTGTGCCGACCGCCACATAGATAGAGCCGTTGAATGCGAGACCATAGACAGCGGTAGAGATAGGAGACGTGCGAGCCGTCCAGCCAATACCGTCTGTGCTGGTTGCGAGCGTGTTCGTGCCTTGGCCGCCAGCAATCCAGAGGTTGTGAACGGATGACCAGATGACGACCCAGCCTTGCGTTGTGAAGACTGTGTTATTGTTGAACCAGCCGAGGAGGTCACTTGAGGTTCCGATGAATGCGCTGCCAGTTCCCACAATCGCCCACTGATTCAGGAGAGGGCTGAACGCGCTTCCATAGACACCAGTCGTGACCGATTGACCGTCACGTGCTGTCCAGGTCAAGCCATTGGGGCTTGTGATTACGCGGTTGACACCGGTGCCTATGGCCATCCAGAGACCAAGTTCCTGGGCCCATAAGACACCAAAGCCGCCTGTTGTGAAAGTGGAGGCGGTCAGACCGAGACCTATCCAGGATGTGCCGCTTGTGCTGTATGCGATGGCGTTTGTTCCTGTGCCTACTGCCACGAGAACGGAGCCGTTGTATTTGATATCGTAACACTGGGTTGTGAATATATTCGTGGAGGTCGTCCATGCCAAAGAGGCGGTTGGTGACGTGTTATAATACATGGAGGTTCCTGAGACGGTTCCACCAGCGACCCAGACTGTGCCGTTCCAGGCGAGTGCGTAAATCGTCGACGCAGGAGCGAAGCCGGTTGATACCCACGTAATGCCGTTTAGACTGTAGTGGGGGATTGCTCCTGCAGTACCTGCCGCCAGAAAATAGGTTCCATTCCAGGCCACATCATAATAAGCGTT